CTAGACGATCAACAAGAATACAATCGTGAATATTATATTCAATAAACTTTTGGTAGTTATTTTTGTAGAGCTCAAGAAGGTTACCATATTCCGAATAGTCAATCTTCTTTTCGCCGAGTTCAACCTGAGCAATAAAGTCCAGTTTATATGACTCTTGATTGCCAAACATAAATTTACGATATAGTTGGTAATAATCAAGAACGGATATTCCAGCAGGATTATAAGACTGGTTTTCCTTCCCTCTGAACTCGACAATCTTTTCGTCGAGAATACGCCATGGCGATAAGCGTTTAGCTTCTCTTTCATTAAAGAGATTTTTAATACGATTAACAATATACGGAATATCAAAGAACTCAATGTTCCATCCAGTGATAATGTCTATGTCTAATCCTTCCCAACAGTGGAGAAACTGTTGGATGAGTTCGTATTCGTCTTTGCACTGGGTGTAAAATGTATTTGGGTCGTCACTGTTAAATTCTCCGCAACCAAATACGTAATTACGATTACGGCTGCGCAAAGTAATTGCGGTAAGTGGCTTATCAGCCTTTTGAATATCTGGGAAACCTTCATCAGCAGCACACTCAATATCTATTGTTGCGATGTTAACAATCTTTGGATCATAATCGATGTCACCTTTAAACGTATCAAAGATATACAGGTATGGCCATGCAGTCAGGCCATAGATATCCATATTGGCAACATCTTCATATCTTGAAATGAAATCTCTCGCATCAGCGATGTCATCAAACTGCATCTTTTCGACTGGTTTGCCATCCAGTGTTCTGTACTTACCTTCTGCCTTATTAATAAAAACATAAGGCTTGTAATTTACAACATCAGTAAACCTTAATCCTTTATCAAATCCTCTAACATACATGCGGTTGCCACGCATGAATACATTCGTATAAAACGCCATATATCCTCCAATAAAACGCTATCCGGTCGAAATGACCCACAGATGCTAAACATATAGTATATAATAAAAAGCTGAGGGAATCAATCCCTCAGCGGTACTTTTCCATCTAATAGATCAACAATTTCTTGACCTGACAATGTCTCGTATTCTAGTAATCCTTTAGCAAGAGTATCAAGCTGCTTTCTATGCTTCTTAAGAATAGACATAGCAGTATAATACGCATCATCTAGAATCATTTTAACTTCGTCGTCAATCTGCTTCTGAGTTTGTTCAGCAACCTTTGGACCGTGGAATACATCTGAGTTTGGATCAGTGTATGCTACTTTACCAAGTCTTGTCGAGAAACCATACTGAGTGACCATAGCACGAGCAATTCTTGATGCCTGCTGAATATCAGCAGCTGCACCAGAAGTAACATTTTCGTCGCCGAAGATTAGTTCTTCTGCTGCACGACCACCCATTGCCATTGCTAGATGAGCAATCATTTCCTTGCGAGACTGAGAAATCTGATCACGCTCTGGTAGAGACTGAACCATACCTAAAGCACGACCACGTGGAATGATTGTTGCTTTATGAATTGGCAAATTGCCATCCACCTTAAGAGATACAAGGGCATGCCCACCTTCATGATATGCCGTCATTCTCTTTTCTTCATCAGTCATAACAAGAGTACGACGTTCTGCTCCCATTAGAATCTTGTCACGAGCATCTTCAAATTCTTTTGCTGTAACAATTCTCTTACTACGACGAGCAGCAAGTAGGGCAGCTTCGTTTACAATGTTAGCTAGATCAGCGCCAGAGAATCCTGGAGTGCCACGAGCAACTACTTTAAGATCGACGTCTGGCCCCAAAGGAACATTACGAGAATGTACTTTAAGTATTTTCTCACGGCCAGTAATGTCTGGATTGGATACAGTAATCTGTCGATCAAAACGGCCAGGACGAAGAAGAGCAGGATCAAGTACGTCCACACGATTTGTTGCAGCGATGATGATGATGCCTTCATTGTCATTAAATCCATCCATTTCAACAAGTAGTGAATTGAGTGTTTGATCACGTTCATCGTTACCGCCATGCATTCCTGAATTACGATTACGACCAACAGCATCAATTTCGTCAATAAAGATAATGCATGGTGCATTCTTCTTGGCTTGTTCGAACATGTCACGTACACGAGATGCACCAACACCAACAAACATTTCAACGAAATCTGAACCTGATAGATGGAAGAACGGAACGCCTGCTTCACCAGCTACTGCTTTAGCGAGCAATGTCTTACCAGTACCAGGAGGGCCAACTAGAAGAACGCCCTTTGGAATTTTACCACCAAGACGTTCAAACTTACTTGGATCTTCAAGAAATTCTACAACTTCTTCTAGATCTTCTTTGGCCTCATCAACGCCAGCAACATCCTCGAATGTTACTTTAATATCTTCTGGGTCTAGGAGTTTAGCTTTAGACTTTCCCATACCCATTCCGCCGCCCATACCACCACGACCAGCGGCACGTCGAGAGATCCAAAGCCAAAGAGCAAAGAATAGCAATATTGGTGCTAGATTGATAAACAGGTTTACAAAAAAGCTGTTCTCTTGTGGCGGAGTGGCAATTACATTAATTTTCTTTCCATCCAGCTTCTGCATTAATGTTGAAACTGATGGAACATATGTGTTAAACTGCCTGTTGTCGATGAAATGCCCAGTCACATCATTACCTGAAATAGTAAGATCGTGGATTCTATTCTCATCAACTTGAGCAACCAACTCGCTGAAACTGATTTCTCTGGATCTTGTTCTGGCAGTCGAAGCTGTATCGTTCTGAATGATAACAGTCAACGCTACAGCTACGAACCCCATAACAACCCAAGGAGCAAGTTTTCTCCAATTCATAATGCTACCTTTCTACTATATAATACCGCAATTAATTATATAGTGTTTCTTAATAAAAGTCAAATTTACCCAAGTCGAGCAGCCTGGAAATGCATACCATCTGGTCTTGACCATGGTCCTCCCCAAACCCAACCTTCTTCTTTAAATGCTTTGACGATTAGAGAGTTCTCTGTGAAAGAGTATTTGTTGTATCCAGGTTTCTTTCCGAGCATATTATAAGGCGCTGCTATGTCGATAGCAAGTCCAAAAGCATGAGTAGATAGAGAATGTCCGCCACGCATGTTACGGATGTTCCAAGTACCAGAGAATACATGAAGCTGTTGTGCTTTAATCTTATCGTAGTCTCTGCCATTCTCATCCCAAACATAAGTTAGAACACGAACAAGAGAGTCTGCGCAGATCTTATTCATCCAGGTCTTAGTAATCTTCATATCGTCCATCCACATAGTATATGGTAGTTGGACTTGAATCATGTGTTTCTTAAATGTTCCGCCATAATCAGGAACGCCGAACTTCTTGCGTAGTTCTGATTGCAGAGGCCAGACGTTTTTCTTGAGTTTAGATACGGTAGGAACGTTTGCTTCTTTAACAGTGTTTGTAACTGTTACGAACTTTGTTTCATCTGCTTCTTTAACAGCAACATCAGTGGTGTATAATTTACCGTCGTGAATAAATGTTTCTTTGCCAGCTTTTCTCGCAGCAGCAAATGCTTCTTTAAATGTAGCCATAATAATCTCCTAATATGAAAAGGGAGAGCCGAAGCCCTCCCATATTTAGAAGATTATTTAATGTCTACTTTCTTTGGTTTCTTTTCTTCCGGAACAACGTTCTCTAGGAAGATCTTTAGCATACCATTAACATATTCAGCGTTCTTCACTTCAACAGTATCAGCAAGAGTAAACTTGCGAGTAAACACTCGATCAGCAATTCCCTTCCATAGATATTGAACAGGATTATCGATAGGATCGATCTCATCAACAGTAAATCCACCCTTTACTACAAGAGTGTTGTTCGCTAGTTCAATGTCGAGATTGTGCTTACCGAAACCAGCCACTGCGAGTTCAATGGTATAGTTGTTGTCATCCACCTTGACAATATTATATGGAGGCCAGTTGGTTGCTTTTGCGTAGGTTTCTTGGGCGGTAGCTAAGTTCTTTAGCATGCGATCGGCGCCAACAAACCACTTATCGATATTACCTGTGTTGAATGAAAATACATCATTAGTCATTTTTATGCTCCTATTAAGCGAGTTTTAGATTCGTACCCCTTACGGCGATACATTTTATTATATAGTTATTTCGAGGTGGAAGTCAATACCTCCCCCTCAATTATTTTTTATTCTGCTAGAAGTGCTACGCCTTCACGCCCTAGCAAAGCATGAATACGTCCTAGAATCTGACAATGAGATAGAATGTGTTTAGAAGGACAAGCCCAATCCACATTCCACGGAGATCGACGACATCTGCCTTTTCCGCAACAGCGGTAGTAGTTACTGTACTCATATATTATTCTCCATTGAGAAAAAATCAAGTGGTCAGTTTCGCCTTTGGTGACAGATGAAACTGCCACTCTTGGTATTATTTATACTATACCTAGATTGAAAAGTCAAATACTATTTTCAGTGGAGTTTTTTGCCGAAAGTTTCTTCGGCCACGACATAAATCGACATAGAATATTTGTCTAATATAAAAATCGGAGTCATATTGGCTGCTTTGTATTCGTCAGCCGCTTTCAAAACAGTTCTCATACCTGATTCTTCATCGTCAGGAATATACTTTACTGCTTCTCTAATAGTTTTTTCTGGTATCTGCACCATATTATTCAGTTTTGTCATTCTTGTCTTTTCTGAATTGTTCCCAATACTTTTGTACAGAGCTTGAAAAGAACATATATCCAAAAGCTGCTGCCATGATAGTATTTCTATACATATAGTATACGGGATTTCTGTCTAAAATATCTTCGGCTTTTTGTTTGTCTTTTTTCTTTACTTTTTTGTTTAGTATATCTTTATTTTCTATCATATCCTCAAAGAACTTCTGCCTGAGCTTGTTAGCTTCTTCTGCCTTGAAAAGCTCTTTATTTTCAGGAAATAATTTCTTAAACCTCTTTAACACTTTCATTGTTCTTTTTGCCGAATGATATTGATCTAATAAAATCTCATCCACTTCATTCATATAATATCCATAGTAAAAATTGCTCTAATATAATGTTGAGGGTCGAACGGAATGCGATTGCGAGCAAATACAACGAATCCTAAATCGTTATCTTTCATTACCTCTTTCATAGATTTTCCAGTCGTATATACATCATCAACAACCAAACGTAATGGATGCCCAGGAGTAATATACTTTTCTAACGCTGCAGCCAGTTTAGTGCCACCACGAGGAATACCGTAAACACTACCAAATCTAGTACGCTCATTGATGATCCTTGCTAAACAATCCCAATCTGCATCAGATAATGCATCACATTCAATTTTCCAATTTAACTCATGACCAGCATGGGATATAAAGTTTCCTTCTTGAAATAGATTCATTTGTTTATCCTTTATTCATCCGGAACATCTGCCATATTATTAGGCAAAGGAACAGTTCCAGTGCCACCGCCATATGACATAACCATTGCTGGTTTCGATGTCTGCCATCCTTTCGTATATCCAGTAGATGGCGGCGGTGCGTTACTTACCATTTCTTCATATGTGCCAGGTCCAAGTGAATGATTATCAGTGGTCATTGGCACTTGAGCATTAGCCGTGTGGGATACCAGAGTTAAGATCAAGATCAAATATTTCGTCATACATTGTACCTTACCGCCATTTTCTGTTCTACTAACCATTCGTTGATATTCTGTTTATCCTTAACGATAATGCCAAGATATCTACCATATTTTTCTTGTTTATCTTTAACGGTTAGAAGAGTTACTGTCTTATCTTCTAGAAGAGTAATTAGTTCTGCTTTTAGTTTCCTGCCTTCAACAGTATTCATTTCCGGAGCGTTGATGCCTGCTAATCTAATTTTCATATTCATTTTAATATGGAATCCTAGATCAACTTCGGCTTCTATAGTGTCTCCATCTACGACTCTGGTGACTTTGGCCTGATACTCATACATTACTTTTTCTTTCTAAAGAGATACCACTGGAGTCTTATGAAACCAATGACTCTGTTTATATAGTCTATCAGATAAACGTCACGCTTGTTATTGAGCAACCACAGTCTTTGGTTATCTTCCTGCATAGCAGCAATAAGATATGCTGCCTTACGAGGAACAGAATGACAATGAACGCCATTATGCTTTTCAATCCAATCTGCCAACTCGTGCAGTTGTTGTATTAGTTCGTCATTGTTATTCATACGATATAGACCATAAACCAAGCAATGAAAAGAGCAAGAGCAATAAGAACAGGAACAAACCCAAAGGCATATACTAGTCCTCCGATAATTGCAAGCCATAATGCTATACCAAACAATTCAACTTTCATCTATTCTCTCGCCTACTTCATTGACATGGAAACCAGAACGGACTTCTATTTCATCCTGTGTTTGTTTATAGAACTTGAACACATGATTACAATACCATCTGTCCCAGTCTCCACCGTCAAACTTTTGTTCTTTCAAATAATCATCAAACAGTTTGTTATATTCTGCTTGAGTTATTGATTTCATTCTTTTTCCTTGGTGGTCTATTCCAGATAAGTTCGGAAGCAGGAACAATAATGTGACTGGTTGACCTACCCCAAATATATCTATCAAAACTACTAATAGGTTTCATATCAACCCATCTACGTGCAAAGTAAGGTCTATGCCAATACTTTGCTGTATTATTAAACATTTCTCTGGATATCTTCTTTGGAAGAAGTAAATAACGCATCACAAATCAGCCTTCATCATCGTCTCACTTCCAAAACGCATACGCTTCAATAGCATACTTGTTTCTGGTAGAATACGGTTCATAAAGTATTCTGCGGTATTGTGTCTGTCCTTATCGTCAGTCATCTTTACATAATTCTCTTATTAGTTCGGCAATCTTCAAACAGTTTTCAGAGTTATACACATTAGACCAATATGCTTGATCTTCACCGTTT